ATTTTCTAAGGACAAAATCTAGCGCGTCATGGTAATGGCGCGAAAAGACTTTTTCGTTATCTGTTGTAGGGGTTTCGATATTTCCTACGTCCGCCACCTGTCCTAGATAATCTAGCGCTTTATTGCATATATTAACTTCTGATTTAGATAACATCAATAACCCCTTTTTAAAAATAAAGCGCGCACAGTCGGCGCGCTTTACTACAATTAATAATTAAGTCTCTTCTAACCTTGTATGAACGTCCCTACAACCGTTACCGTACCCGCCGCGGCAGTTACCGTATTAGCTGTAAGACAAACGTCGTAACTTTCTTTTTTAGTTGCGACGGTATGGCCCGCAAGTTCATGAAGTTTTTTCCCGAGATTAGCAATGTCTAATGCACCCATCCCGTCTAACGGCGCTGATTTAATTCTAGCCGCTTGAAAACTTGTAGCCGCTGAGAAAAGAGTTTTGTTAATAACGGCGCCTTTTCCGCCGGCATAAATGCCGAGGTCATAGCTACTCGCCGCTCCGCCCATAGCGTCGTTCATAACTTTAATGTCTACAGGGATTAGATTCGGATTAAGATCCGGGAAAACCCTATAAACAGATGTGTTAGAATCTGCCGCGCCAATTTCGAAAGTAACCGCTGCCACAACGACCTTATTTCCTGTAAGGTTTGCGGCGGTAGCTAGCTTTTGACTTTGTAAGTCTGCATTTGCGTATATGTCAATTACTGCCATGTTTTTAGTCTCCCTTTAATTTGTACAACTATAAACCCCGACTAGGCTGTCGCTGTAGTGTTTACCAACTGAATTAATTTTCCTTCTGTACGGACCGCGCCCATTTCAACAACTAATTGAACTTGTGTAGTTTCGATATAGTCGTCTCTTTCGGTAATCTTTAGGCTTGGTTCAGCACAGACACCAACCACGATACCTCTTGTAGAAGCTGCGAAACAAGAACGAACGTTAGCCGCTGTAACCGGAAGAATAGGCTTTTTAGCCTTACCCGCGAATTTAATAATATTAAATCCTACCGCTCTTTGAATTTCGCCATCTTCGATAGCGTATTGGTGTGTGTAATCGCCCGATGTAAGTTTAGTTTCACTCATGATATCGGTATGCTCGTCTCCGGCTAAACCTAACATGAATTTTTCCGGCATATCGTTGCCAACATCGCCGTCGATAAAGTTTTGTTTAATTTCCAATAATTTATCGTAAGTTAAACCCGCCGTAGCATTAACAGTAATAACACCGTCGTTAGTTGCTGTTATTTGTGTTTCGAAATCTCTTCCGGTCCAAACGTCAGCGAACATAGCTTCTACTACCAAACGGTCAAAAACTCTTTCCATCGCGAAGACACAAGCCGCCGCGTAAGGACCTTTAGGATCCAATAACGCGCCTCTTACGTCGGAAGCGTCGATAGGTAGAGTAACCTCGAATCTTCTACGTCTGATTTTTCTTCTAAGATGTTCGATGTCTTGGAAAACTACCGGTTGAATTCTTCCGTTAACTTCTCTAGCTTCGATATCTCCGATACCATCATACGCGAATTTGTCGCCCTTCATTGGTACGACTTGAACATAAGGACGTAAGCGAGCTTTAATTTGCTGTGCTTTTACGTGAATCATGTCCGAAAATTGAATTTTTAAAGCGTTGTCAATACTTGCACCCATTTTTCTACTCCTCAATTTCCTACAAGATTTAAAAAATCCTGTACTTATAAATGTTTTGTGTTCGACATTCGGTGAACGCTACCCGTCAATTTACGGACGTAACCTACATGGGTCCGGCCATGCTCCGAGTATTTATACTATCAAACGGACTAATTAAAGCTACCCGTTATTTTCATTATGTACGTTTTTATTTAAAAATTCAATACTTTACAAAGTTTCTTAAAACGGCGTATAATAGCGTAAAACGCCGTTAATCAGAGTTAAAAAAAATCCGGAGAACATCCCCGGATTAAAAGTGAAAAAGATCAACTATCTACTTGTCCCCTTGAATTTTTCCTAATTGAGCGTAAAGGTCATTTACTTTATCCTGTTGAGTTGAATAGCCTTTGTCAAAAGGGTTCATACTCATTAAAGCCGTCATAGCCTCTTGCGCTTGTGTTCTTAGACCGTCAGCCGAAACGGAACTACTACCGCTACTTTTTAATGAAGCTAAATCGTCTTGACTGATATATTTATCGGAAATACCTTTTAAAACACTAGCCATAATAACCAAATTATCATTAGGTAAATTTTCTAAATGCGGACGTAAGTCATTAGGCGTAAATTCGTTAATAAGCGCTTTAGCCGTATTTTGTACAGCTTCTTTTTCTCCGCCCCACATTTTATCAGCTAGAGCGTCAAAATCAGCGTTTAAAATTTGTTGGTTTTGTTGTTTCGACACGGCTTCCGCTAATAGATCCCCATGCGCGTCAATCATCAATTTATCGTAACCCTCTTGTAAAATTTTAGCTTGATCCGGAGTTACGGCCGCACTGTGAAATAGGTCTTTAACTTTAGTCTCGAAGCCTTCCGGGTGAATCCCTTTTAAATTGTCCGGAAGATGTGAGTCGCCGAATTCATAGACGCTAGAATCTTTTAACCCGATTCTTTCTCTATAATCGTTCCAATCCTTTTCAGAAGCATTGGAATCCGGAACGATGGTTTTCTTGCCCATTAGGGATTGAAGGTTATCGATTGTTTTAAACATTTTTTCCGGGGAGTCGATTTCTTTCATATACGGTTTATCTAAATAATCTTTAGCGTGAGTATTTTTAAACTCGTCAAAATTAAACGAATTGCCGCCTTCCGCGCCGCTTGTACCTTCGCCGCCATTTACTCCGGCTCCGGCTCCGCCATCATCGCCCGCGCCGCCGGCTCCACCGCTTCCGCCTTCTTCACCTTCAAAAAGATAACACGGCCCTATTCCTAACATTCCTTTTTTCTTAAACATTTTTATTTTCCTCCTCTTCTTCAAATTCTATTTTCTTTAAATATTCCGGCTCTATTAAAGCCCTTAAATCCAAATAGACAGTCCGTCTATAAGTATTGTTTAAAGTCGCTTGTATGTTTACGTCATTAGTGGACGTAAGAACTACGTCGGATAGATTATACCCGCATAGGCCCATAATATGACGGAAAACAGTTTCACCGTCTTTAGTCTTTGCGATTCTATTTATCGCTCTTTGTATTAGATTTTTTTTATTTATCATGCCGCCGTCCCGTCTTTCTGCATGGCGTTCATCTGTGCGACATTTCTTCCAATTTCGGATTGTTGTCTAGCTTGTTCCAACTGCGACATTTGCGCCTGTTGCTCGCCCCTTGCTTTTCTTAAATTCTTAACAGTTACGCTACTCTTGACGAGTTCTAACGGCGCACCGCTTAGTTTAGCGACCCTAGTAAGCATTTTATCAAAATCAATGTTATCCAAGATTTCCGGATTAACTGGGGCAATCCCCGCCGCAAAGTTAGCGGTTTCCATAATCCCGCGTAACTCTTCGGACTGCATAGTACGTTTAGCCGGAGATAAGAACGTTAATTCGTATACTTCTTTACCCGATAAAATTCTTTCAACGATAACGTCCGGAATATAAACCGGTCTAATTCCTTTAGAAATTAATTCCATTTCTTCCCTAGAACCTCTAATAACCCCAAGTCTTCCGCGTTTTAGAAGGATTCCAAAAGTACGGTTAATTACCGGCGTAAGGACTTCGGATTCTTGTCTACCGTAGAACGTCCCTAATGATTGTCCCCTTAGCGCATTTCTTAATTGGGCTTCCCCAAAGGTCATGCGGCTTTCGTTATTGAAATCTAACAATCTATCTAAGTAAAAATGATTATTAATTTTTTCGGTAAGAGTCTCTATATAAGCGTATGAACTTTGAAGTTCTCCGACTGTAAATAGAGGTTCTATAGGTTTTCCGCTGTTAATACGTCCGGAAACAGAGAAGACATTAACCGCGCCCGGAGAAGTGTCGATAGTCCCGCCGCCAAGTGCGCCGTCATCGAAGACAGCCAAAGGCGGATCTAATTGTTTTTCAGTTGCTAAACTTATAGCTTCTCTTACCGCGTTGATTTCGAGAATGTCAGCAATAGCAATCATCGCCGGAGAACGTCCGTATTTTTCTCCAGGAACTTTCATAAATCTACCGACAAAGACGGGCATTTCTTCAAAGCCACTTTCTTTAAGAATTTTTTGCGTATCCATTTCAATATGAAGCGAAGCGATAGGCATATCTTTAGCCCCAAATTTATGAGGGTTACGCTCTATTCTAGGTTCTATAGTATGTAAAACTTTTATTTTACCTTCTACGTCCCCATCGTTATATTGTTTTCTTTTAGCCGCGCTAAGATTGTCTAGCCCGTAAACACGGACCGCGTTTCTTAAAGTCATTTCCATTTCATTAAATATGGTATCGACCATGCCGTCGGGGCCTTCGTCGATACACATGTTTTTAATATTCCACGCTTTGTATCTTACCGGGACGCTTAAATCGTCTTCCGCCTCTTCTACGTATATCCCGCTAACTGCGAATGAACCTTGATCTAGCATATATTCATCTAAGGTCGTTTGAATTCCCGCCCTTGTACTATCCATAACCGAGTACATTTGAGAGTTAGCCCATTCCCAATACGATTTAACTTCTTCCGTTTGTACGGTGTCCCACGTCGGACCTAGCGAAAAAGTACGCGGACCGTTGGGCCAAATATTGTTTACCATAACGTTAGACATAATACTATTCGCTCTTTGAGCCGAATTGTCGTAAATATCTTCGCTTGTAAATATTCCGGCGTTAGGTACGTTCTGCGTGTTGAATTTTCTGTTAAAAACGTATTCGCTGATCAGCGCATAAAGCGGAGTTAAATTCTGCTTTTCTGCCGATAGTTTTTTGTATCTCGATAATACATTGCTTACTTTTGACATTTTAACCCCTCCGTTAGTTGCCGAGTATAGATCTACGACCTACAGTCGCATTGTTTAAAATCCCGCTTGAAGACGTATTGAATAGCGCTAACGATTTACTCATACCGCCAGTAGAAGTAGATTCGGAACTAGAAGATTCCGAACTCGTCGCACTGGTCGCCGAACTCGATAACGCGCTAGCCGCACTTTGCGCCCCCGAGGTTTTCCCCGAACCGTAGGCAATTCCGCCAATCGCCGCCGCTGTACCCAGTACCGCCGCGCCGCCAATCGCCGCCGCCGTCGTTCCTGTAATAACTGCCGCTCCCGCCGCCGAAGCCCCGGCCGCCGCTACTGAACCCCCCGCAATTCCCCAAATTGCGCCACCAATTAAAGCTAAAGTCGCCATTTTTAATACCCCCTATTATTCTTCTTAGTTCTAATACGATTAAGCGTTTTTAACGGACTCATTCGTTTACCGTCTTCACCGCTACCAATTTTTTTAAATCGTTGGTTATTTATATTAGCTTTACTGCGGACAGGATAAGCAAATGTTAACCACCACGCGTCCGACAATCCCGGAGAACGTCCGAATTTTTGTCGTATAATATCTTTCGAAATTATTTTAAATTTACTATTAGAGGTTTCAATCTCTCTAGGTACACACATTATATCGGTGTAAAACAAATCGTCATCGGGTATAGAGGTGGGTCCCTCTTCAAGCCAATCACGCGCGGTAATAGCCATTTCCGCCCTTTTATTTAAAAATCTGTCATTGTCTATCGGCGTTTCGCTGAAATCGACCGTAGTAACAATATCCCTATATCCTAATTCCCATAAGCGGCTAGCTATTTGATACCCGTAGCCGTTATCTATAAACATCTTATCGACGCCCATCCTATCAATCAAAGTCGCGCATATTCCTACAAATCTCATAGGATCCATTTCCTCGTCATAGTGTTTATAACCCGGGACAACATTCCCGCGTCTAAATACTATATCGGCGGAATCTCCCCCGCTTCCTTTAGGGTCTACGCCCATAATTAAAGGAGTTTGTGGGTTAGGAACTATTTTAGCCTTACGCGCTCTCATAGCCATTTCTGCATTGACTAAAGGGTCGCCCGACGTTTGGAAACATTCCATAACGTTAGAAGGGTATTCCTGTTTAAACTTCCAATCGCTCCCCAAAGTTTCTATTTTTTTACGACGCCAGTAAATTTGTTGGTCGTCTAATTCGTAAAGTTCTTTTAGTGATTGTTCCTCCGGAGTTATTAAAAAATCGTGCGGAAGTGCCGCGCGGTATTCGTCCATAAAGAACCAGGGAATAAAAATAACAATGTAATCGCCTTTACCGTTTAACGCGTCCATACACGCTTGATAAAACCAATTACCTACCCCGTTTCCCGTAGATTCTACGAAAATTTCTGTATCGTCTTCATCCGCTACAGATTGTAAGATCCCCGTTTGAATATCGTCGGTATTTTCAAAAAAAGCGGCTTCGGATAAATGCAAGTATTGAGTTGTAAAGCCGCGACCTACGTCGCCACTTCCCGCCGTCCCTACTGTGTATTCCGAGCCGTTCTCGAACTTTAATTGTCGTTTGTTGCTTACTACCGCTTTTGGTTTTACCGGATCCGGGCAATTCTCGTGATAGCGGTCCACCATATTAAAAAGTGCGCCGGTAGTCGTTGATTGGTGAGAAAGAATAAAAGTAGACTTATTAGATTTTCTATTGTTATTACGATAAAAACGTCCGGATACATAGGTACTCAATCCACCTTGACGCGCTTTAGGGATTAAAGCCCTAATACGTCCCGTTTTTCTTTTCTGCTCTTCTACTTGCTGGTGTACATACTTTTGCGCGCGATTTAGTTCGAATGGTACTAGATGGCCCGATTTATTTTTTACCTTCAAGCAATGTCTAGCAAAAAATATAAAGTCATTCGTTAGTCTATCGTGTATTCTGTTACTATTATCCATTGCCGCCGTTTTCCTGTTTTGCCACCATATTTAAAAATTCTTGATAACTCATAGTCATAGAAGTAGATTCTACACTTTGTTTCGGCTTTCCGAGGATTCTATCTAACATCATATTTGTGGCGTCCAGGTCCCCGCGAGCGGCTTTTTCTGCGACTTTAATCCACATAACTTCTACATTTGTTAAACCCTCGAAACGCGGTTCGATTATATTCATTTCTAGGTCTGCGTCCCATTCGCCGGAATAGGGAATAGACGCGGCCGCTACTGCGAGTTTCTTAATAGACGAAGGGTTAATGTAGCCGTAACAAGGTTCCGGAACGCCATTAACCCATTCTATCATTGCCTTATTAGGCTTCGCGGGTGGTAAGAATGAATTACTCGTCTCCACCGTCGCCCTCGTCGCTACCATCTAAATCGCCGAGTAAGTCATCAGCGGTAAGAATAGTAGTGTCTACGTCTTCATTAGAAGTTTTGTCCGCTTCGCCCTCTTCCGGAACGTCGTTCAAAGTGTTTAGAGAAAGATTGAAATTATAAGACTCTAGGTCAGCTTTATAAATTTCTTTAAATGCTTCCGGGTCTTTTTCAGCTTTTATAATTGCTTCGCGAAGTCTAGTTATATCGCCTTCATAGATTTTTACATCAAGAGCGATTTTGTTCTTTTTGACATAAGCGGTCAACTGTTTTACGTTCATAGTCGCTACATTGCTAACGTTATCGTCTGCGACCTTTTTATCCAAGTTAGTAACGTTCGTAATAACGAGCGTTCTAGCTTTTCTAAAATCTGTGTATTTAGCAATCATCAGCTTATAGATAGCATTGTGCGGTTGAAGCAAACCGGTTTTAAACAGTGATAAAGCCTTCGGAGTTTCTTCCGGAAAAACTATAGAAATTTCATAGTTTTTAATCTCTTCACCGTGTTTTTGGCCCGTGTAATACTGCCCGCCAAAATCGTACTTTACGCCTTTTTCAGTCATGATAAATCTCCTTCGTTAATTCTTTTTCGTTAATACGCGTACAGCTTTATTACACGGGGACCCCGCGAATAAAGCTAAATACGTATTTTGTTTCTATGTTCGACAATTTCATAACCAGTATAAACCATTGTGATTTTAATCTCAATAATTTATTAACTATAATTAAATGGCGTTCATTAGCGTTAATAAAGGTTTTTCAGATTTTTTATATTTTTAATTTTTGGAATTTCATCGCGGTTAAACCTCTTGAATATTGACATATTGAATCTTTAGAGGGGTCCCTCCCGACGGCGGGCGGCCGGGTGTCCCGGGTCGCTATGGGGTCAAAAAAGAGGGGGACCCCTCCGAGTATGGCATATTAATAGTTCCAAGTGTCGCGCACTCTTGCATAGTTATAACGCCTACTAATAAGCATTAGCGCGCTTTATAGGCTCAATAGCTTTATTAACAGGCATAACAACGCGTCAAGCTATGACTACATTGTAGTGATATTAGTATATCGACGCGTAATATACCTATAACAATAATTATGTAAGAAGGCTAAAGACACTAACAAAAGGTAGAAAGATATATTTTAACAGGCTTAAAGCGCCCGAGAAAATATTAAACGTTTGAAATCATACAATTTCATCAAATCATAACACAAATAAAGATATACATAATATATCAAAAGACCTTTGCACAAAATCACAGCAAAATTAGGCAAAGATTTTTAATAGGATTTTGGCGCTCTTGAAAATAAAAAAGCGGTGAGCCGATGTGAACATAAAAACATTAAATCTTACATCTAAAAAGCTAAAATATAATTAAGTCGAAAACGTCTTACCTGTCTTACCTCAAAAAAGAGTAAAAGTTTTAAGCGTGTAAAACTCAATAGCTTTAAAATAGTGTTATATATAATATATTAATAATACTATATAGATGTAAGATATGTAAGATTATATTATATAATACGATTATAGTTAGTTTTCGGGGTCTTACATCTTTCTTACCTCTCTACTATAAAACAGATGTAAGATGTAAGGCTTTTTAACCCTTTTTAGTCTTACCTCTCTTAACATAAGTTTATATGTTTTTAGCCTTACCTCGCTCCCGCTAAAATGCGATGTAAGGAGGTAAGAACATCGGAAACCTTACGACTGTACCAAATTGCGTTTATATTCGTTTAATATTATTAATTTAAGTTAATATAAGTTCATAAACGCTTGACAAGTTATTTTGTGTTCGCTATCGTTTAGAGATAACAAATTGAATAGCTGTTATTTGACGTAATCTATAGACTATAATCGGTACTAATCCGAGTCAAAAAGATAATAAAAGCGCCCAATAATTACAAATCCGTTTTAATCGGTGTAAGTAATAATTGGGCGCTTTGTCGTTTAATAATGGAAGTTCAATTAGTAATATGTCGAACACAAAATAAATCTTAAAAGAAAAAGCGCTAAAATACGGCTCTGCCATAGTCTAACGCTTAAAATTTGTCGAACACAAAAACAGTTGGAGCGCGCAAACGCTGAAACCACTTTCGTGTATTAATTACATTATAAACGCAAATAAACTTAAATCAAGTGTAATTAACGAAATAGCCTAACTGTCTAGTGTAGCAAAATGCCCGTCTTTTAAGAGAGACGGGCATTTTTAGCACTTTGACAACTTAATAATTATTAATCATTTTCTTTTTTAGAAACCCAAGAGATATTATATCCCAGAACCTCCGCAATCTCCAACACTTCGGCGTATTTTATTGCGCCTCGATTTAGTTTGTTTGAGAGGTTTTGGGCGCTCTCGGGTCTTCCATACTTTTTAGTTAATAAATCGGCTAACGATTGTATGTTATAGCCTCTTTTAACCATGTACGACTTTAAATCATTTTTAATTGATTCCGTCATTTCTTTAGTAATTTTAGCCATGTTTCCTCCTGGGGGTTTTAGTAACTCTAACAGGATAACACATATTTTATTATATGTCAATACACTAAAATATAATTACGAAACTAATACGTTATGTAACAAAATAAAATAGTTTAATTAGAGGGGTTGACTTTCAAAACGTTTTCGTTTAAACTTATAACAGAAACGTTTTATAGTTTAGGTTGAAAGCAGTTAAGAAATGGAACAAATCAAGCAAAAGGATATTTTAAACCTTGTAAGCGATTACTCGCTTCAAGTTGTAACGCCGGAAGGGATAAAAAATATTGAATTGTCCGACCTTTTCCTATATTGCATAGAAAACTATAAGAAACGTACAAAGTCATTAAATATTAAGTATTACAAAAAAAGAAAGTGAGGCACAAAATGAACCCAATTAAATTAAGCGAGATTAACGACAAAACTCTAGTCGTTTGTGTTTTGGGTAGTTGTTCAGTATGGGACTTCTGCGATGAAACAAACAAAGATGAAACGCTAGCAAGAGCAACGGCTAGCCAAGAAAAAGATTTAGCGCTCTATCAAGAATATACCGCAAAGTATGACAATAAGCCCGAAGCCGGCGAAGACCGTCAAAACTATTGGGCGGGAAGATATGAAGCCGAAAAAGATAAAAAATACATAATAACAACTTACGGAGAATTTGAGGCAGCGCACAGAAAAAACGCTTTAAGCGGTCCGATTTATGAAATTACGGAAGAAAGATACTGGGAAATGTTAGAAATACTTCCACCTATGAAGTGGCGCACAGTTGAGGGCGTGGAAATGTTTCTAATGCGCGAATTTAATTCCGGAACGTTTACAAATCAATTCGCAAAAGCTAACGGAAAATTTTACGAAAAAACCGTCGACGCCTACGATGAAAGTACGTGGATTTTACAATTGCTTAAAGATAACCATGAAATAAAAGAACTATAAAATAGCCCTGACGAGTCTTTGAAAATTAAGACGAAACGCCTAGGGCGTTGGTTATAAGAAAAGTAAAGGACGGTACAAAATGGTAAAAGACTGCAAAACGTGTAAACACCAAAGTTGTAACGCGGAAATATATCCGTGTAGAAACTGCGCGGAGAATAACCGCGACGGCTACGAGCCAAAACAAGACCTAACAAAAATGAAAACAACAAAAGCATTTAGAAGCGACGGGAACGTCCGCGATTTCAGATTCACCGATACGGCTTATTGCCCGTATTGCGAAGCAGAAAACGACAACTTAATTATAGTTAGAAAAGAAGGGGATTGTACAATCGTAAAAAATAGTTGCCAGTACGATACCGACGAAGCCAACGCGATGATGTTTGAGTGTAAATGTTGGAGTTGTGGCGATACCTTCCGCGTTGACTATTTCAAGGAGGTGTAAACGATGACTATGACAAGAGAACAACAATACAAAAAAGAGATTAAAGAATTTTTAGAACAAAAGTACAATGCTAAACCCTACAGGCATTATAATTTGCCCGCGGGGGCGATAGTAACCCAGGAAGGATACTTCGTAGCGGAATTCGAAGAAACGGGGCGCGTAAGGTTCTCCCCGTCAATAGATGACTTTGTTAGACCCTATACATACACTTGTTATATCTATTTTGAAAGTGAAAAGGGCGAAAAATATTTTTATCTAGACGGGCGGAAATGGAATATTCACGCGATAAAAACAATTAAAGAAATAAAAGAAATGTTAGCGTTCCGTTTTGACGGGCTAACGGTCATTAAATAGTCGAACACAAAAACAGTTAAACAGTTAAACAGAAAAAGGAGAAAAAACCATGAGTAGAAAAAATCAATTCGAAATCAAAAAGCTAATTATTAGATTAAGACGCTTACAACATAGCGACCTTGAAATCAAACAGCTTCTAGGTCTTAATCAATTTACAAGTTTAGACGCTTTGTTAAAGTAAAAAGCGCATAGAAAAACAGAATAGAGGAGCGAGGGTGTCCCGCGGAATTTTTAATAGTTCCACGGGACTTATTTTATCCATACTGGACCCGCCCCGTACACAAGTCGAACACGGAAACATATTAGAGGAGGCATAATGTCACAAACAGAATACGAAAAGCTATTAGAAGCAATGCAAGCGATTAAATCGCTAGACCATACTACCCCGTACGGATTAGTTTTTAACGAGAAAAATTTTAGAACTTTAGAGAGTCAAGCACGGGAGAAAATAATAACTCCGGAAGAGTTACATTTAAATACTCTTTTTGGGATTAGTGTCTATATCGGGGATAAGGTTCCCGAGGGCGAGGTAAGAGTAGCGTACAGCCAAAAAGAAGTCGAAGAGATTTTAGAACACGGCTACATACTAAATGAACTACGGGAGGAAAAGTAGCAATGGCAAAGAAAGCGTACGACTCCGAGCGAGACGACTACAAAACGCCCCCGTGGATTTTTAAACAATTGCTACAAATAGCGGACGTCGAACAATTCGACATGGACGTTTGTTGTAGCGAGCCGAATATTCCCGCTAAATATCATTGTTTAAGTTTTATAGATGACGGGTTAATTACGGTATGGAACGGTAAAAAACTGTTCATGAACCCACCTTTTAGACCTTGTCCTAAGTGGGTAGCGAAAGCGATTAGCGAATTTTTAGCGGATAGAACTCGGGAAATATTCATGGTTTTACCCGCGGATCGATTCGAGACGAAATATTACCAGGAACATTTTTTATATAATCCTGATTGTCTCTTTGCATTTTTGCCGGGGAAAGTCGGTTTTATTATTCCTGGAGAAGAAGACGCGGAACCTATCCCGAGTCAAAAGATAATGATAGCAATATTTACAAGACGAGCGCTAGAAATCCAATATAGTTGGAATTACTATAACTGGTTTAATACGGCTAGTTTTGTAGGAGTTAAGAGGGGGCGACGTGATTAACGATTTTAAATGTACGGCTAAATGCCAAAAATGCAGTTATATACAAATTTGTAAACACGAGCCGGGAATTATCCATCGCGAAAATCTTAGAAAAATTAGTAGGGCTATAAATCTCCCTATAATAAGCGACGGCGTAACAAACGTATATAATCATTTTCTTTGTACGGAATGTGAAAACTATAGACAAAATAAAAATCATTGTAAGTACGAAATGGGCGAATGTATTTTAAATTCAAAACTATTCGCTAAATATAAGGAGAAAAAACATGCACTTTGAAAAATGTAATTACTGTATAAACGCAATTATGACCGGCGAGATCTGCAAAATAGTACAATGCGAGATAAACGCTTCACCGAATCTGGCTACAAATACTTGTAAAGGGTTTAAACCTATTAAAGACTTTACTAGCGGGGAATTATCCCCGGATTTACTCAAAAGACGCCCGTTCAATACTACGCCGGGCGCGTTAAATATGGTTTGTACTAAATCTTTTGATCCTAAAACTTGTAAAAAGTGTGAACATTCTAAGAAATTTTATTGCGGTCTTCTTCAAGAATTATCAGATCAGCTTATCGGTAAAAAATTTGACGCCGGAAAACCGAGACTAGCCGAAACGATACAGGATTTTAGAATCCCGTTAACCGAGATTAGTAAAGTTTGGGCGTTTGGCGCTGATAAATACGAAAAAGGAAATTGGCGCTACGTAGAAAACGGGCTAGACCGTTATACCAATGCTATGTTACGCCATCTTTGCGCCGAGGCGGATAACTTCGCAGACGATGAAAGCGAATTAGCACACGCGGCGCATGTAGCCTGGAACGCACTAGCTAGATTACATTTTATTATGGAAGCTAAGAAGCCGGAGGAGAACCATGAATAACGTTTTAATTTGGGATTATTATTTCTTCTCAACTCTCTTCGTTTTTTACGTTGTAAATAAAGTCGAGGGGACTCCGGATCTTCCGGAAGAGATTTTAGCGATAATCCTTTTAGGTTGGGCTATATTCCCACTAGGTTTATTTTACTGGATACTAAGGAAGGTAGGTAAAGATGTTTAGACTAATTAGAATTAAAGTTAGAAAAATTTTTTTTCGTTTCAATATCCACTTTGAGAGGGATTGGAGTTACGACCATTGGTATCATAGGGAATTTTGTCCCTATTGCGGAAAAGAAAAAACGTAAAATGTAAATTTTTATTCTACAGGGGGATGAATTTTTATCCCCCATAGGATATAATGCAAACAAAAGGATCAACTATGAGCGACATAAATTTTAGAGATATTTTTATAAGAACAATCATTTTTGCATTTATAGCATTAGGCGCAAAACTAATGCTAGGATGGACTCCGCCGGCGGCACATAGCGCGGAAGTCCGTACAATAAATGAGTTGTTAGGAAAGCCGGCTAATCCTAAAGTGCGTGAAAACGCGCGAATAGAAGAGGTTATACAGGCTAACAAAAACATGCAATTACAAATTAGTATGAATGATTCGTTAAACAAATTTAAGCGTCATAACTGCGAACAGGCGCAAAGGCTAGGCGGGCAAGTGAGATACTACCCCAATGGCTCTTGCGACATTATAACAAATACCGCGGTTCCGCTTGTTAACGTTATGCCCGTTTATACGTTCATTCCTAGGTATTAATTTCGTTAAAATTGCGTTACAAACCATTGACACGCGTTAATCAGCGTTGATAATGGTTATATGGGTTATTTAACCCTTTTGTCGAACACAAAATTGAATATTAACTTTCGGAGGTTAAAGAGATGGCGAGAATTTTTAACGGCCTGTTGCATTACAGCGCCGAAGAAATGGCTTCGCGCGATGGCGGTTCACGCCAAAGTTGGAGTCGTTTAGCACGGTTAGGACGTGTACCCGCGGTGAAGTTTTCAGAAAAATGGTGGTTTGAACCTGCACAAGTAGGACAAGCGTTACATCACAATGACTATGTAGAAATTTCAGCGGGGTTAGAAAGTGGAAAAGAAGAAGACAACTTGTCCGGACTTGAGTAAGGGCGAATTAGTCTTAGGCTACGTGGAAGCGGGTTATACCCTAACGCCTTTAAACGGCAAAATCCCGGCAGTCAAAGACTGGGTAAAAACTGAATATGATCCGTTTATGACGGCTGATGAAATCAAAGGAAACTATGGGATAGTCTTACGCGATACTGACTTGATAGTTGATGTAGATCCGCGTAGATTTCCGGTGGGCGTAAACGTGCTAGCACAATTCATTAAAGACATTGGCGCAGACTTTAGCACGTTTACGGTTCGTACCGGTGGCGATGGTCTTCATATTTATTTTAAAAAGCCGGGTAACTTTGATGTGCGCGGAAGTTTAGAAAAAGAATATCCAGGAATCGAATTTAAAACAAAAGGTCAACAAATAGTAGGGGCGGGAAGTATTCACCCGGATACTGGGAAACTTTATTCTTTACTAAAAAAACCTTTTAAGCCGGAACAAGCGCCCGTAGCTTTATTAGAAAAAATCAAAAGAGCGGAACTAGATCTAAGCAAAACACAACTTGCTTTTACTGATAGCGAACAAAGTGTTTTACGTTATGTGAAATTTTTGCAAGGTTGCCCGCCGGCGATTGAAGGCGAAGGCGGCGACGTCTTAACTTTCAAAACTGCATGTCGCGGGCGCGATTTCGCTTTATCGGCTCAAAAAACTTTTGAATTATTAGTAGAGTTTTGGAATCCTCGCTGTGTACCTGTTTGGGATATTAACGAATTGAAAAAGAAGGTTGATAACGCGTACACTTATAACATAGATATTATCGGTAAAAATACCGCTGAAAGCGATTTCGAGAAAGTATTATCGCTTGAAGAAGAGACAATCGGAGAAAGTGAAGACGATTTAAAATGGGACGTAGATAATCGTACGAATACTATAAAACCGACTATCAGAAATACGGTTAATTACCTTCTTTGTAAAGAATACCCATTCTTGGGAATCCTCAAATATAACGAGTTTACAAACGACCTTATGTTTGTAAATCCGGCACCGTGGCATAACGGAAAAAAATTAGGACCTTGGACGGATTCCGACGCGATCAATTTTAGATATTGGTTAAGTCGCGTAAGATGTTTTAACGTTCCTACCCAACTATGCCAGGAAGCGGCACAAATTGCGGCGGAAAAATTCCGCTACCATCCTGTTAGAGATTATTTAAAATCTCTTGAATGGGACGGTAAAAAGCGACTAGATACGTGGCTACACGATTTCGCGGGCGTGGATGATAACTTATACACCCGTGCGGTATCTCGTAAAGTATTGACAGGAGCGGTAGCGCGTGTATTTAATCCAGGCGTCAAGTTTGATTCAATGCTTGTATTAGAGGGCGAACAGGGTATCGGAAAAAGTACGTTAATCGCTATTTTAGGCGGTAAATGGTACGGCGATATAGGAATTACGGACAGCGACAAAGATACAATAGACGCTATGCGGGGAAATTGGATAATCGAAGTATCCGAAATGGTATGTAGCCGTAAGGTTGATACTGATAAATTAAAATCCTTCTTATCGAAAACAACTGATCGCGTAAGATTAGCATACCGCCGAAACGCGGAAGACTATCCGAGACAAAGTGTTTTTATTGGAACAATCAACCCGGAAGAAGGCGGGGGATATTTAAAAGATACTACGGGGAATCGCCGTTTTTGGCCGGTAGTTTGCAAAAAAGTAGACTTCTCCGGATTAAAAGAAAATCGGGACCAATTATGGGCGGAAGCCGTATCGAGGTACTTTAAAGGTGAAAGACTTTACCTAGGGGATGATGTGATAAAGATGGCGAATTATGAAACTGAAAAAAGAAGACAGCGCGACCCGTGGATTGAGCCTATAGCCGATTGGTTATGTAGAACCGATCCGGAAATTGGTTCGCCTAGATCCGTGGTAACAGGACGCGAAATTTTAGAAGAATGTATCGGAATATCCATAAGCAGAACGACACAAAGGGAATTAACCCGCGTCGCCCAAATTATGGTTAAAGAATTAGGATGGGAAAAAGGTAAATTCCATCATAAAAAGCAAGGGAAGACTACAAACGGCTATAAGAGAATGGCTGTTAACCTGGAAGAGTTAGGACTACTATAATGAAACAATATAGAGATTTTCAGAATGTCGGCATAGATTTTATGGCGGCGAGAAAAACGGCGCTCTTGGCCGATGATATGGGCCTGGGTAAAACTATTCAAGTCGCGGGGCTAATTGATCGTAAAAGACCGAAACGCGTCTTAGTTTTGACGCTATCCTCTTTAAAAATAAATTGGTTTAGAGAGTTAAGCGAGTGGGTCAAAAAAGATTATAAATATCAAATCCTATTTAAAGTAAAAGATATTTTAGAATCGGACGCGGAAATTATAATCGTCAACTATGATTTATTAATTTATCCGGAAATATTCAAACAATTAATGAGTCTTCAATATGATTATTTAATCCTGGACGAAGCGCATAACCTATCAAATATGGACGCTAAACGCACTAAAAAGGTTTTAAGTAACGACGGGCTTATCAGAAACGCTAAACATACTTACGCGCTAACAGGGACGCCGGTAAGAAACAGACCTAAAGATTTTTACGTTATGTTAAAAGTTATGGCGCCCCAGGTTATCGAACCTTATACAAGCTACGAGGCTTACGCTATTAGATATTGCGGCGCGTTCATGAACAGTTACGGAGTTTTGGAAGATAAAGGATCTTCAAATATTGAGGAACTTAACGAAAAACTTTCCGATTTCATGCTTAGACGAACTAAAGAAGAAGTTTTAACGGAACTTCCTCCGCTTATAGAAAAAACCGTACTACTCGAAACAACGGACGAAATCGCGGACGTTCTAGCGGAAGAAGAGCGCCTACACGAAGAGGCTAACGACTTCAATCCCGATAGTGAATTAGGGATACAAGCCACAATAAGACGCCAATTAGGCGAAGCTAAATTAAATCAAGTTTACGAGTATATAGAAAATTTATTACAAACTGAACAAAAAATAGTAATTTTCGCGTATCACAGAACCGTTATAAACGCTATTCGTAAACGTTTCGCGGGGCATACCGTAAGATGTGTTTTAGGTGGAATCACCGCTAAAATGAAACAATTTGAAGTAGATCTATTTGTAAAAGACTATAATAGCCGTTTATTTGTCGGCCAAATAACCGCGGCGGGCTTCGGCGTTGATGGACTTCAAAAAGTTTGTAACCATGTAGTATTTGCAGAAATTGACTGGGTACCGGGGAACTTAGAACAAGCAAGGGATAGAGTCCGCAGAATGGGACAAACAAAGCCCGTTATGGCTCACTATTTAGTCGTTCCGGATACCCTCGAAGATAATATGTTAAAAAGCGTAATTAGTAAGAGTAAAGTCATTACTCGTTTATTGTCGAACACACAAAACAAAAGAAAAGGAGAAAACATCATGACAATCGAATCATCACTAGACCGTATAGCGGTCGCATTGGAAACCATCATCGAGTTATCGCAACAAGATAGCCAGGGCGCAGAAACGCCGAAAAAAACTTCTACTAGAAAATCACCTAAAAAAGCTGTAGAAGAAGTTACGCCGGAACCTACGCCAGTTGTAGAAGCTGAAATAGTGGAAGCAACTCCGGCTATTGAGGAAGACGACATGTTAGGCGATTTAGATCTAACTCCGGAAGTCGAAGCGGTAGCACTCACAATAGACGACGTTAAAGCGGCATTTAGCCATTTTATAGGCTCTTGTGGCGATATCAGCCAAGGTAAGGCTAAAGCGGTTGAAATCTTGAAAAAATTCGGATACGCAAAAATCCCTGATATTCAAGAAAAAGACTACGCGGCTATTATTAACGAAATCAAAGGCGGTAAATAATGGCAGAAATGACGCATAGCCCCGTTGGAGCGTCGTCATGTGAGCGTTGGTGGAATTGTCCGGGTAGTAACGCGTTTATTGCCCGCCTACCAAAAGCGGAGACTTCTAAGTTTGCCGCCGAGGGAACCGCCGCGCACGAGGTAGCGGAAAAAGTTCTGACAAACCGAGTAGCTTATAAAGCTGTTTGGCCGGCTAGTTCTTTAGTTGGCGAAATAGTAGAGGCCGACGATTACCAATTCAAAGTAACCGAAGAAATGGCGGAAAGTGCGGAATTGTACGCAAATACGATTTTACAAGACGCCTTAGAAATCGGTTGTACTCTCCGCGGGAATATCGAAGTAGAGTCTAGAGGGACTTCGGATAGTTGGAAGCATTGGGACAAAAAAACCCAGGATAGCATTTATCAACCGTGGGTAAATATCGAAAAAAGCTTCGAACTTACCGACGTTGATCCGGAAGCCCGCGGGACTAACGACGCTTCAATCCAACGACCAGGGGAAAAACTAATTGTATACGATTACAAATATGGTAAGGGAATCGCGGTAGAGCCTGTAGAGAATAAGCAAATGCTTTATTACGCTATTGGCGCGGCCGGCGAAAACCTTATGAATTTCAAAACTATAGAGTTAGTTATCATTCAACCTAGAGCGTCCCACGCGGACGGACCGGTTAGGCGTTGGGCGACAACTCCGGAATATGTAGCAAGGTTCAAAGCGGAACTAACGAAAAGAATCGCTAAGACCCGTGAAGAAAACGCCGCTACTTGTACCGGCAAATGGTGTAGATTTTGTAACGCTAAAATGATATGCCCGGCTATGAGAACGACCGTAAATAACGTAGCGAAAATGGATTTTCAAGCGCCAGTATCTAAAAACGTTTTAAGAAGACCGATGGAATTAACGCCGGCAGAATTAAAATTATTTTTGGATAACGCGGAGATCTTGGAAACTTATATAAGCGACGTCAAGGCTCACGCGTTTAGTTTGCTTGATAGCGGCGGATATATCGAAGGCTATAAGCTAGTTAGAAGCGGTAAGGCTCACAGAAAATGGACGGATGAAAGCGTCGTAGCTACCATGCTCGAACTTGAATTAGGGGTAGACGCGGAAGATCTTTACAACAAAACGCTAAAAACACCGGCACAAATTGAAAAAATGGGGAAAAGTGCCAAAGCAACAGTACAAAGTTATTGTTATAAACCCGAAGGAGGTTTAACCCTTGCGAGGGACGCGGATTTTAGGGAAAAACAAATCGCGTCATCTATTACGGATTTCGCCGATATCGGATTATAGGGATAAATTAGGGATTACAGTAGAACAGTCGAACACAAAAACAGAAGAAAAGGAGGCCAATCATGGCAAATTCAACAAAAAAGGTAATGACACCAACATTTAGAGCGAGTTTCGTAAACGTATTTACGCCGCGCATGAATGAACAATCGGGGAAAAACGAGTATTCCGTTAAAATGATTTTTGACAAAGGCGAAGATTTCGCGCCTTTACAAGAAATTGTAAAAGAAGCTATTAGGAATAAATGGGGTTCTAACCCGCCTAAAGGTCTTAAATCGCCATTGAAAAACGGAAGTGAAAGCGATTTAGACAAATATCCGGAAGACAAAGACAAAATTATAGCAAACGCTAAATCTACGCTTCAACCTCCTGGATTAATTGACGTAAGAACAAAACAAGCGATTATAGACCCTAACGAGTTCTATAGCGGCTGTTATGCCATCGCTACCGTAACCGCTTACGCTTACGACAAAAACGGGAATAAAGGCGTAGCGTTCGGGTTACAAAACCTTTGTAAGATGAAAGACGGCGAACCGTTGGTAAGCCGTTCAACTGCGGAAGACGATTTCGCTAGCCTAGCCGGTACAGTTGCCGAAGAAAGCGACGATATCCTGGGGGATCTTACATAATGGCTAACATACATCTTGACTTTGAAACTCGAAGCCTCATAGATGTAACGGAAGTAGGTCCGTGGAAGTATTCTACGGACCCTTCTACCTCCGTTTTATGCCTATGTTTTACGATTGATGACGAAAAAGTTTTGACAATTACAAAAGACGATTTCGATAATTATTTCTATGATTTCATAGACGACGGCGGGTTTACAACTCCGAACATCGAACAGGCTAAAGCGTTAGCGCTTGATAAAACGAATATTTTTAAAGCGCACAACTCTATGTTTGAATTTTGCATGTGGAATAATGTCCTACACAAACGTCTAGGATTTCCGAACATGTGGGATTTAAAACGTTGGGATTGTACAGCTGCAAAAGCGGCCAGTCATGCACTCCCTAGATCTTTGGCGAAATGCGCCAAAGCCTTACATCTTTCGGAAGAAAAAGACGAATCCGGAAAAAAGACAATGCTTCAATTATCGCGGCCGAAAAATCCCAGTAAAAAAGACCCCACAAGATGGGTCAACGACCCGGCAAAATTTGAAACGTTATATTCATATTGCGACCAGGACGTTATAGTAGAACGCGAAATAGACAAAGCGATACCGGATTTAGGCAAAACCGAAAAAGCTATATGGGAATTAGATCAAAAAATTAATTTACGCGGCGTACAGATTGATACCGAGGTCTTGGATACGGCGATTAGATTCACTAGCGAATATAAAACTAGATTGAATTTAGAATTACAGGACCTAACGTCCGGCGCCGTTATGGCGGCTACAGAAGTTAAAAAGTTGGGGGAATATCTACACAATCACGTAGAACCCGGCGCACTTCCTAGCTTAAATGCGGCCATTATCAAAGATTATTTAAAAACGTGTGAAAATAAAAATGTTAGAAGAATACTAGAAATAAGACAACAAGCCGGAAAATCTTCCACCGCTAAGTTAGATAAAATTAAACAAAGATTAGGCGATGACGAACGGGTAAGGGATATTTTGGTTTATCACGGGGCTTCTACCGGCCGTTGGGCGGGTAGTGGAATCCAGGTTCAAAACTTCCCAAAAGGAAGCGACGAGTATAACGCGGATATTATCATCCAAACGTTAAAACTCCACGACCTCGAAGCCTTCGAAATGTTGTACCCGAATGTTATAGACGCGATTAGCGCCGCACTTCGCGGATTTATAATAGCAAAACCCGGACACGATTTAATCGCGGCGGATTTCGCTCAAATTGAGGCGCGCGTATTAATGGTACTTGCCGGCGCACAAAGAGGGATAGACGAATTTAAAAGCGGCGCCGATATCTATCTCCGGTTAGCCGAAGAAATCTACAAACGTCCGCTAGATAAAAAGAAAAACAAAGTAGAACGCCAATTAGGAAAAATGGGCGTTTTAGGTTGCGGCTTCCAAATGGGACCGGAAAGATTTATCGGCCACGTTAAAAATATGGTGGGGTTAGATATTTCGTACGATACCGCTCAAAGCGTTGTACAGACTTATAGAACTACATATCCGGAAGTTGTAAAATTTTGGTACGCCCAGGAACGCGCGGCGATACTGGCGACTAGAAATCCGGGAAGATTAGTACAGGAAGGCCCGATAGCGTGGAAGGTACAAGGATTCTTTCTATATTGTAAATTACCTTCCGGACGTTGCCTAGCTTACGCGGAACCTTTGATAAAAGAAGTAACCACAAAATGGGGAAGCGTTAAAGAGTCTTTAACCTTCATGGGCGTAAACTCTCTAACTAAAAGATGGGAAAGACAACACACCTACGGCGGTATGATAACGGAAAACATTGTACAAGCGACGGCCAGGGATTTAATGTGTAACGGTATGCTTCAACTAGAGGCAAAAGGCTACCCAATTTGTATGACGGTACATGACGAAGTTGTCGCGGAAGTCCCGATCGGATTCGGAAGCGTTAAAGAGTTTGAAGACACTTTATCGGCTGTCCCATCCTGGGCGAAAGATTATCCGGTTATCGCCGAAGGTTGGCGCGGAATTAGGTATAAAAAATAAAATTGTCGAACACAAAATAGGAGTAAATATTATGATTACAACAGTAAGAAATAAGGTAGATATTACCTTTTTGGATAGAGTTAAATCCGTTATAAAAATAGTGTATCCGTTTGCGGATTACATAGCAAACTATATAAAAATGCAAGGGGTAGAGGATTATCCAAACGGCTTGTATCTGCATTTATATAATTCGCGAAAAAATCTAAATTGCGCGTTTTATCTTAGTCCGGATGAAATAACTAAAATGGTCTTTGACAAAAGCTATACGCCATTGCACAACGAAAAAAACAAAAAAAGTCTTGAAAGGTTTTTAAGCGCGATAGAACAAAATGACGTTGAGAGGTCTAGCGACCCCGAGAAGCCTAGTAAAGTTTTTTTAGTAGGAATTAACCGCCCTAACCATTTAAAACTTGTTGGGGGGTCTAGACGCTTCGCTATTAGGTCTGTAAAATGTTATTCGTAGTCGGGATTGATCCGGGAGGACACGGCGCAGTTTCTATTGTTAGTCTTGACGGTAGAGACAGGGTAGCTTATGGCTTCGAGAAATATACTCCGCACGATTTAAAAAATATTTTGAATTATTATACGGAGTTCCTGGGCGTTTCTCTAACGGCCTTTATCGAAGAAGTTCACGCTATGCCACGAGACGGAAAAGTCCAAGCGTTTTCTTTCGGAAAAAACTACGGGTTTTGGCTAGGGTTATTAACCGGGTTAAATATCCCGTATGAAACAGTAATACCGCTAAAATGGCAAAACGGATTAAAACTCCGCGTCCGGGGGCTTGAATATAAGCAAAAGAAAAAAGAGTTAAAAGGACACGCACAAAGGCTATTCCCTAGCTTAAATCCCACATTGGGAACGTGCGACGCCCTTCTTATTGCGGAGTATGGTAGAAAAGTATTGATAGAACAAAGAAAAGCGGCTCGATAACGGGCCGCTTTTTTATTATATGTTGTTAGGATCTATTTTTTGAAAAGGTGTTTAAGTCTCGTCCAATATTTTTTTATAAAGGATTTCATATCCAATTTAGCGAAATACGCTTGAACTTTATCTACGCCCACTTCGACAATCGCGGCTTCTAATGAATTAGGGATAAATCCAACCCCAGGGAACCCGTCATCCAAAGTAACTAAAAATTCAATTACTTTGTGTTCTTTTTCTTCGTTTGTTAAATCCTCGTTAGCGACATTAGCCATAACTACGTTTGCTAGTTGTACCGCTACCTCTTTTACTTCTGCTGTCATGATGTATCTCCTTCTATTCTTAACCGTGAAAAATTTTATTGTGTTGAAAATAATTATAGTGATGTGCGACTACACGCCCTGTAGCACCAATAAAACGACATATTTCCGGACGTAAATCGATATGTATTCTATTCTGATCGTCCGGGAACTCGACTCCGCCAAAATGGAGAATATCCATTTTTTCGTATACTTGTTTGTTAGTAAAGCCCTTAACGGTAAAATCCGCCGCCAATCCCTTTAAATGCCAAGACAATTTAGGGATTGCCAAAGGTTTTAATTTCGGCTTAGCCTTTGCTCTTTGGGCGTTTAACTCGGCGTATATCGCTAAATGGTGTTCCCAACTACGGACGCCGCTAGTAATTGTTATCGCGGCACCGCCAAAAACCTTGTGTTTATAAACACTAAGGGTATCAGCCATTTTTTTTATATTGCGTAAAATTTCTAATGACGGGATCCCGTCAGCCGGTTTTATAAATTCAACCCAGTTAAAATCAGCGTTTATTGCGCCGCTTATTTTCTTCTCTTTTAAAATCTGTTCGGGAGTCTTAATCACGCCAACCCCTCCTATCTCATTCCAATAACCTTATCGTAGATCTTATCTATTTTATCTTTCATATCTTGGACGTCGGTTTTTACGTCTTTGACTTGATTGATTGTCGCGTATTTAGAGTCGACGTCCTCGAGAATTTCCCTATGCTTTTGCTCGAGTTCCACCGGCGTTACTATTAGTTTTTGCTGTAATAAAAAGACGAAAACCACCAGTATAATAAGCGCATATTGCTTTAAATTTTTAAAATCAAACATAATAAAATAAGATCCGTTTTTGTATTCGACATTATCATTATACAATAGCGGACCTTATTTCAGAACCCATAAGGGGTAATATTTTTACAATTTATTTAGGCAAAATTAAATTTAATTTTTAAGTTATTAACATTCATAGCGGTTTGAGGATCTTCCAAATCTTTCCCGGTTATTGAATTTAGATACTTCATAGCGTTTTTATAATCCTTAAATGCGTCGATTAAAGAGACGGATTCTTGTTCCGCTTTTTTAGCCGCTTGTAACTTGCCGTTCATTCCGGTTAAGCTTCTAATAACTTTTGTAAAGTAAGCGCCGGGAATTCTAGCCTTAAAATCTTTTGTCCTGTTCATAGCCTCCCAAGCATTTAAAGCCCCATATCTTTTAATAACGGCTCTAGGTGCGAAAACTCTCCACGCTTCTAACTGATTAACTAAATAATTGTAATCCGACATAGGAAGTTTTTTCTTCACGTCATACATGACATGATCATGACATGATAAGGTAGTTATACCTTCATTACATGAATCATGACATGATACATGACATGAAGATAAATCAATCTTTTCAAGACATGATACGTCATGAACAGGCTGTTCAGAAAGTGTTTTTACTGCGTAATTTGCTACCATTTTTTCAATTCTCCTCTTTTTTCTCATTCCAAGTATTGACCGAGGGAAAATTTTATGGTACAATTAATTTGCGAGATTAAATTGGACTTTGGAATTTTCCAGGGTCTTTTTTATTTTTTATTTAATTTTGTGTTCACTTCCGTTTACAAACGTTCATAAAAGCATGCCTATCATACCAAACATGTTATACTGATGTCAAGAACGTTAAATAACCTATTTTATGGGTTATTAACCGTAATTATATAACTTTAGCGGAGGTAATTATATGAGTGAAAAAAGATTAAAAATCGGCGAATTTTCTAAACTTGTCGGGTGTAGCGCAAAAGCAATTTACGGAAAAATCTCGGACCCCGAAAAAAAAGAGTTAATAACCGACATTGAAGTAATTAACGGTCGTGAAGTAACCGTAATAGTCACTAACGACGTGCAAATAAAAGAATATCAAAAAATGTACGGTAAATTACCAGTTAATGACCTTCATTATGAAGATATATTAACCGATAATGAAAGTAAAAATACTTCACGAACCTATCAAGAACCGGGTAACCAAAACAATAATGTAGAAATAGAAGCCCTATCAAAAGCAATAGATACGTTAAATATGGTAATTCAAACTAGCCAGTATCAAACAAAAATGCTTACAGACAGCGAATACAACTTGAAAGAAGAGTATTTCAAGGTTAATGCGGAACTTCAAACGCTACAGATAAGACACGAAAACATACAAAACGAAAATGAAATATTAAAAAAAGATACTCCAAAGAAAATGAAGGTTTTTATCGGGATAATTACGGTAATTACCATGCTATTTATTATCTCTCTAGGATTTCTAATTTATAAACTCGCAAACCCTACTATAATTGAAAAACAAATAGTTATAGAGAAAAAAGTACCGGTTACTATCGTTCAAAAACCGATAATGAAAAGAAAATAGGGGGTTAATTAACCCCCTAAACGTAAAGGGTTACGCTACTAATGTTTTTACTTCATCGATTGTAAATCCTAATCTAAATAAGTTAGCGTTAGAATCTTCTTTATATTCATAAAGATATTTTTTAGTTTCTTCGCCTTCTTTACTCTCAACAATTTTTAAAGTTTCTGAATCGGCGATAACTTCGCCCTCGTCCAGTTTTCTAACTACGAACCATTCGAACCTACTTTCTAAAAGATTTTGTAGAGCCTTTTTAGTTTGCTCCGGAAAATCTTTCAATAGATTTAAATAGTCCTGTTTTGTGTTTAGGTGTTTTGGAAAATCGCGCATGATAATGTCCTCCTTTAATTTGACTTTTGCGTCGTCTAACATACTAATTAAGTTTATTTTCTTCATAAGGTTATAAGTGTCCGCCCAGTTGAGCCACCCAAAGGCGCTAGCGAGCGTCGAGGTATAAGTTACTATATTTATCTGTTCTGTCTCTAGCCGGTGCGGTAGGACCTTTAGGCGGCGTTTAACTCTTTTGGCTGTACTTTTTCTTAATAAAGTGTACTCCGGGAAGTGCCTATAGCCTAAAAAGTCCACGCCTCGGGACGTTGGAAAAAGATCGCTTTGACTTAATTTTAATTGTAATTTAGTTTTTAAAAATTCTTCTATTTTTTCGGCCGCGTCTTTTAATACTTTTTTGTCATCGTGAAATAAACAAAAATCATCGCAATATCTAATATAATTCTTAATCTTCAATTCGTGTTTAACGTACATATCTAATTCGTGCATGTACAAATTGCCGAACCATTGAGAGGTTAAATTTCCGATAGGCGTATTAGTTTCGCCAGGGAACGAATACACAATGTCTCTAAGTAGCCATAGCGTGTCTTTGCACTTAATTTTATGTTCGATTAAACCCATTAAAATATCGTGATTTATTGACGGGTAGAACTTTGATATATCACCTTTAAAACAGTATTTATTATGCTTAACAAATTCTTTCGTTTTTGTACTCCCAGAGTGTTGACCTTTGCCCTTCCTACAAGCAAAGCTATTTTCGATGAATAAACTGTCTATGATGGGCGTTATTATATTTGTTAGAGAGTGTTGTACAATTCGATCCGGAGAGAACGGGAGTATATAAATTGTTCTTTTCTTTGGTTCGTAAATCGTTTTAGTCGTGTACTTAGAAGTTTTGAAAGTTTTTTCAACTAAAAGCTTTCGGATTAATTCTAAATTTTCCGCCTCGTTAGCTTCAAACTTTTTTACACTTTCGAATTTACTTCTACATTTTCTAGCCTTTTGATAAGCTAGTTTTATATTCTCCGGATCTATTATTTTTTCCCAAAGTTTCCCGTATCGTTTCATAATAAAAAGCCCCTTATTTTCGATGTATACCCTACTAACAAAGGGCTGATTGTAGCTTCTAGGACAAGTCTTAGACGCGTGTTGAGTGTTCTGCCGGCTAGCGACAAGGTAATGAGTTCAGCTGTCAAAGGGCGAACCCCTATACATCTCTGCCCGCGACTGCCGATGTTAGCGTTGGCCGTTGACGCGGAATTGTTGAAATTACGATAACGAGGACCGGTGTATCCACCATTACTCCAATTACCGCCCAAGATCACAACATAACGGACGAAGAAACTCATTACCTGTTTTCTCCTTAATACTCTATATGACAGCTCCGCCCGCGACCGCCGAGGCCAGCGCTGGCCGTAGACGCGGAATCGGCGAAATCACGAAAACGAGGACCGGCGTACCCACCATCACCCCAATAACCGCCCAAGACCACAACATAAGAAGTCCCATACTGTTGACCTTTTCCGTCGGTATCCGGGGCGCTCCACGCACTGCCGCCACCGCCTATAAGCCCCTCGGCGAATTGCACTTGTAGCCCGCAACCTTCTTCTAAGAAATAGTTAGAGATCATACGTTTACCGGCTGTATCTAAACGCCCGCCAGTAGTATCCGGGTTAGGTTGAACCGCACCGGCGACCGCCGTTAAATAGTTCGAGCCTTCCATACCACAGGAAAAACCGTCTTGGGTTATCATCATATCATTTACACTAAATAGATCTTCAACAAATTTGTGATAGTTTCTCGTATGACTTCTAGTCGCGCCGTAAGCCGACTTCGTATTAGCACCGGTACCGCTCACATTATAAATGTATTGCCATTCTCTACGAGGCGCTACATACGCTTTTCCCTCGTTACCACTTGCCGCTTTAAAGTTCAACGCCCATATTGTATTGGGAATTATGTCCCCGGCCAAGTAACCAATCGCGGGGTGTCCCGCTCTAGGCGCGTTAGCCGCTGTAACTCCTACGCAAAGGGTATGGAATCCGCCTATTTTTCGGGAATTATTAGCGGTATATCCTAGAGGGTACGTAGCATTTAGAGAAAGAATTTTCTTTACTCCGGACGTTCCATTAGAAACTAAATAGAGGTAGTAATCTTTCCCATTAGTAAGCGTAGCGCCTGTGTCTAATATACTTTCTACGTCGATAATTTCGTCAGTTAATTGAGCCAAGTATCTTGTATCGATATCCGTTACAAGTTTTATAAAAGTTCCCGCGTATATTGTTAATTGTCTTTTCCCCGTAACCGCTAAATAAGGGCGTCTATGGGCCTTGACGTCATCAAGCGGGAAGTTAGCCAGGGAACCATCGGCGATACGAACTAAAGACGAAACGTTTTGAGCGGTCGGGACTTGCCCCAATATCGCCGCCGCCGCTTCCGCATTTAAAGCGGCGTTAGTCGCCTGTTCCGTTGCTAGCGATACTTGCGCCGCCGCTAATGCTACTTGTTCGGTAGCCTCGACTACTACGTCATCCGGGTTAACATTCGAATTTTTTAATGTTGCCGTTACCCCCTCAATCTCCCATGTTACAGCGCGACCGTCTATTGGTTGTTCAATATTTATGTTTGTTATATTCGAAAAAGACGGAGTTTTTAAAGTTCTGTTTACTTGTTCTTGAAGTTGTTGCGAAATCATGCACGATCTATCAAGAGCGTTTTCTAGGCTAACTTCCGGAAAACTCCCCTCTGTTGGGATTTCTTCGGGTTGTAAAATTGCTATATCTCTGTAACCGAAGGCCTTTTCGTTATCTGTAGGCGGGGTAATAAAAATTACTTTACCGCCGCTTTGAATACGGCTAATCTGTACAGTATAGTCAACATTTAGGACTACCGGCGTTTCTGCGAAAGTCGTTTTATTTATTTTAGATACTTTTAAATCCGTATCTTTGAAGATCTTAAAATCGAACTCGAATTCGGTTTTAATCCCGTTCCCGTCTAACAAAAATTTGTTATCATCTGTATTTAACATGTTTCCTCCTTATTCCTCTTCATCGCTTTTTTGGCCTTTTTTCTCTATGACGTAAGGCGACCAACCCATTAGAAGCATTCCTAGATTTCTGAATTCCCCTTCGTCTAAATATTCCGGGGCTTTACTCGTGACGTTCGAAACGTATTTAATTGGTAATCCTGCCAGTGGTCCTACGGTATCTTTACCAATACCTAAAAGACATTCCATAACGTCATCCCCCGTTATTTCTTCCGGTTTTAATTTTGATATATGTTTCTTCAAATCGTTAAACGGACTTAGGACGTTTACATCTAAACTTTCAAAGTCTTCTATTTCCCCACCCGCTAACCTTATCGCCTGTGTTACGGCCATAGATAATATTTGCCCGGCGACGGCTATAGATGTAAACGGTCCTAAAATAGTCGCTTTTATTTGATCCTCGTCATCCCACTTAAAACCGTTTGTTATAAGCTGTACAAGGTTTGGTAGTATAACGTGCATTATAAGAACGGTTTTAGCCGCTTTTATAATATGTTCCTGGTCCTTAAAAATTATCGCGTCTCTTACTGCGTGAACTTCCGCCCGGAGTTGTTTCATCTGATCGGACATAAACATGGTAAAACATTTTTGTAAACTGTTCCCACGTTGCCACGCGCTTTGTTGGTCTATATGCCCTGATTGTTGATATTGGTCCGCCGCTCTTTCGAAGGCATCCATAGCCGCCTTGGTGTCTCCTGTTTTATTCAAAACAGATTTATAGACAGCCCATCCGCCGGCGATAATACTCCAACGATCGCCGTGTTGTGTAAAGAAATACATATAGCTTCTAAAATCTCTATGTTTTGTAAGTGCGCTAAATTCTTGCGACCGTACAATGTCGCGGATTTCCATATTGATAGAATTCGCCCTGTCTTTTAGCAAATATGATTCGCTTAGAATTTTTGAAGCCTTTATCGGGTTTTTTAAAAAATCGGCCATACCGGAAACAAAATCGCCGGTAGGGATAGCGTCCGCGAAAACCCCTACAGCCGTAAACTGTTTTAATTCTATTTGTGCTTTTAAACCTAGCGCCCCGGCTGTAAAGTTTGTACGCCAAGAATTTATAAAACCTAATTCCGCCCTAGTGGATTCCACTCCATCGGATTTAATATCTTTTAATTGTTGGTCTACTAGCTTCAAGGCTTTTTTACCGTATTTCTCGATAATGATTTCTCGAATATCGCTTTTCTTGAAAATACTTTCCGCGTCAGTTACGAACTTATCCATAGCCATGAAGTGTTCGCTTAAAGCTATATGCTCTTGCATAACCGCCATGTCGTTTCTTAATTTAACCGGCGCACTTGATTTTTTACGTTCTCTAAATGCGCTAGGAACCATGCTCGTTTGATATACCGATTCACTTAGCCAATTTTCTACTTTATCGCCCCCGTCTGTAATTCTTTGAATTGGTGAATATGAATCGTTATAAGGCATATCGATACCAAATTTTTCACGATAAAAGCTATTAACTCTTTTATGATAATCCCTATAAAATTTTAATTGAGAATCTATAAACGCTTTATCTTCCGCCGTTAAGTATTCGTCTAATAATTGTTGTGTCGATTTATCAATAATTGTAAATCCCGGAGATTCAACACGATTATTAAAAAGCAAGTTGAGGGCGTCGTTAGAGTCTTCGTCCATTGTTCTAGTATCTTCAATCTCGTTTTTAAAAGTGTATTTATTGTTTTCTTTGAAATCTCTTTCAAGCGTTGGATCCATCATTTCCATGAAGAGTTTACGGGCTTCGCACCGGCTAGCCTGTAATGTTATTTTTTCGCCGTCCCGGTTCACGTATTCCCCGATGTCTTCGATGACGGAATCCTTTTTAATTCGTTTGCTAAATTCGTTACTATTCTTACAGTTTAGCGATTGAGTCCCCTTTTCAAAAAAAGTATTGAACGATTCCGTTTGCCCTTTTATCTTTTCCATTTTAGCCGGGAATACGTCGAGAATTTTAGCGAGTCTTCTATCTTTATCATGTAAAGAAAGAATATTCATTAATCCGTCCCAACTATCGCTAGTTGAACCGAACGTCCTAAAAGCTTGTTTTATTTGATTTTTAAGATCTAGTTTTCTGTTCCCGGTTATCTCAACCGTCCCGATAATAGAGTCTTTAGCCTCTTCTATAACTTTCTCTTTATGCGCTTTTCTAGCGGCCTCCCTAAACTCTCCGGCGATTTTACCGTCTTCGATTAACATTCTGATCGCGCGGGCCGCACTTAATAATTGGGAAGAAGTTTTATCTTTCAATCCGCTAAAATTATATAGTATTCTTACCTTTTGTGTTTGTTCGTCGGTCAAAGACTCTTTAGCTGAAGAGTCGAAAATCTTTTCTATTTCTGCGTATGCTTCATCTGTTGTTTTATTGGCCGCCGCTGTAATTTCATCTATTAAAGACTGTATATCAGCATTGAACTTACCGACGGGGGTTTTACCCGTTTTCTTCGGTCTTCCCTGTTTAAGAAGTTTACCGATATATTTCACGAGATTATTTTTATTTGTCTTCTCTTCGAGCGAATTTATTTTGTCCCAAAGTTCCGGAAGCGCTTTACTAAATTTTTCGCGGCTATTTAGATCGCGAATAGTAACAAAAAATTTTGTTTTGTCTTTGTCGCTCATAGCTGAATTTTTAACGATATGGATAGCGGAGTTTTGAACGTCTCTAATTTCGCGTCTAGTTAGTCTAACTCCGCGTTTTATTCCTTCGTTCATCGCTTTTAGTTTACTTTTTAAAGCGCTTAACTGAATATTTTTGTATCCTCCGGCGGTCATTTCAACTTTTCCGTTTTCGTCTAAAATCCCTTCGGAGAGATTAGCGCGCTCGCTATCTAACGCCGCCCTTTTATTAGCCAGGGCGTCAGATTCTAACATAGCGTTTTCGACGTCGTTAGAATATCGTGTACGTTCCTGTTCAAGCGATTTTATATGGCCTTTGACTTCTTTAATAGTTTCTTTATTCCGTGCTAAAGTAGCTTGCATTTCTGATTTATCGGATTCGATATCAGTATTTACAAGCGCTTTTTCTATTTCCGTATTTTCTTTTTCGATAGAATCTATGATACTTTGTAAGTCGTCTTGTTTCTTTTCAAGTTTATTTCGATTCTCCCGTGCCTTATCCTCTTTCTTTTGGGTTTTTTGTATGTCCGCGTCCAAATCCCTTATGTTTTTATTTAAAACGCGTTCACGGGCTTTCTGCGTCGTCTGTTCGATATTTGTTTCGCCTTTTGTTTTTTCTTCATCAATCCAAATATTATTTAACTCTTCGAGTTCATCGGCTGAAAGTTTTTCTTTTCTACCTTTTTCGGTTAATTCCTTTTTACGCAATTCCGCACTAGAAGGCGCTTTCTCTTTATTATTTATAGCCTCGCTAGTTTTTATAATTTCTTCCCTAATCATCCCCTGGTACTTTTTTTCGTATGCGATTTCATCGTTATAGTGTTGTAGGTCCGATTTTTCAGTATCGTTTAAATTCTCTTTACTAGAAAGTTTATCCCGTTGCTTTGTTAGATCTTGTATTTTCGACTCACTATCGGCGTGTTCCGCTTCAAGTTCACTAATAGCAACGTCGCCATCGGCTACGGTGTTATACATTACTTTACCCTCTAGCGTAAAACTTCCCGTAGAAACGGATTCGCCTTCTGATAAATCGGTTATATTTTGTTCAACTTCCGCCGTGGTCGCGACGTCGCCCCCGCCTTCATTTTTTACGCTTCCTACTTCTGCGTTCATAATGTCGAACGGCGTACTAAATAAACCCATTAAACTCATAGCCGCTAGTGTTTGCGGCGCTGTTTTAGTAAGAATATTTTTCCAGTCTTCCCCGGTTGGTTTAGCGTCTTCAACGCCGGAAGCCTGGGCGGCGATTAACATCATCGTATTATTAACTACGTCCTGGGCCATTTCTGTAGAAGTCTCTACGCCGATACGTTTAAAATATTCCGTCGTTACTTTCATTAAAGCCGATGTAACCATTTTTTTCATAGTAGGACTTTTTGATATTCCATCCCATAAAAGTTTAGCGGCGGCTTTCTTAGCGGCTCCTTTAATCGGCGCCGTCATAACCCCAAAACTACATGTCTCGAGTATGCCGTCAGCCAAGCCGCCCGCCATCCCAGTAGTTAAAGCCGTCTTATGGTCTATCCCTTTTTCTCTCATATCAAGATATAAGTTCATACCTTCTACGTCCATGGACGTGTGGAAGGTTCCTAAAAGCATTCCGTTATTTGTTCCCTCTATAAAACCTTCAACGAGTCCGGCGGTTCTACCCACACCCGCGCCCGCGACCGTACCCGCTCCGGGTTCCGCAACTGTACCCGCCACCGCGCCCGCCGCTTGCCCCTGTTTCCCTCTTAGCCAAGCCGTAGCCGGACCGAGAATAGCCGCATATCCTAGACCTTTTTTTACACCTTCGCCGTAAAACGGTAGCATTTGCGCGGTTTCCCCTAGTATAGTTCGAAGAGGATCGTGTCTAAATTTCGAGAAACTAAATTCCGGGACTTGCGTAATTCCGAATTTGTTTAATATTTCTCCGTGTCTACCCGCTACGCGGGCTTTTGCTTCTTCAACACTTATTTTCCCACTCATAACATCGCGACCGGTTTGGGCGCGGAAATTAGTTAGGTTCCCCATTTCAAATTTAATTTTAGTTTCATCAAAAACGCTAGGCTGTTGTTCCGTTACGTCATAAGGTTTTAACGATTCGAAATCGGGTTTTGTGGGATTCGTATATCCGCTTTCATCGACCGGGCGCATACTCCCCCAATCGACGGAATCGTCGTAATTTTGGACGCCTTTATCCGTTTCAACATAAGCGACACTATCCCCGCTAGAAACAGTTTCGACGTTTTCGTCGTATTCCGGTTCTGTATCCGGTAACGGTGGTAACTCTTGATTATTTGAATCTTGTAATTGTGTTATATCTATTTGCTCGAGTGGAGTGTTACTAGACATTTTATCCCCTTTACTTTAAAATTTCGTATCTTCCCCCCGGATAATACTTTACTTTGTGTCCGTATTTATCCATCATTATTTGACCGCTCTCCGGTATGTTGTTTAAATGCGGATTCGATTTTCTTCTTTGGGTATCTATGACTTTGTTACATAGATTTTGCGATTGTTCATGCGAAATAGGTTTCCCCTGTTGCGCTTCTAATTTATCCGCGAACTTAACATAATCAACAAGCATGCCACTAATAGCATTGCTACGATTATCTTTTCCGGCGTATGCTTTGTCCGCAAAATTGTAGATAGATAAATAAGCCTTACTATATTCATCTTTTCCCTTTATCTCCCCTTGTGGCATACCGAAAATGTTTTTACCCATACTTTGAATTCTTTTAATTCTCGGGCCGGTTACTTTAGATAAATACGTTTTTTGTTCGTCAGTAGTTAGTAACCCGTTATGCGCGTAACCTTCTACTTTATTTTGGAATTCGATAATATCTTTTAAATCAGCTTCCGGATCTATTTTCGTCCCTTTAGAAATATCGGCTAAAGATTCCACGACGTCCTTTAGTGCGTTTTGGCGGTGAACTTGTTTAGTCTTCGCGTCAGCCGCTTTACCACCCGCTATACCTTTTCCGGCTGTATAAAGCATATCGCTGGGCTTGCCCCCTAGGGATTTAATTTTTTCGTTGTCATTCATCGCGTCCGCTATCGTGTATTTTCCTTCGGAACTTTTTATTAACGCGTTTTCTTTTATACCGTAAACTTGGAACATATTATCCATGCTAGCCTGTTTCTTTTCCGCATTAATAACGCCAGTAGCCATTTTTTTAAGCGATAATCTGTCTTCCGGACTTAATAAAGAATCGAACGCCCCACTATCTAAGGTGGCGGAAACGGAATTAGCTTGTTTTCTATCTAACATTCCTACTATATAAGATTTTGCGATACCTTCTTTAGCTTTGTTTATTTCTTCCTCACCGTTGGCGCCATACGCCAATTTGACGTAATCTCCGAATTTCATTCCAGATTGTTCATCGTTAAGTTCCGCGAACGATAGTAACTCTTGTACTCTTCCGATATCCGATGTTCGGCTCGCTTGTGTATTTAATTGGCTAAGTACATTTTGTATCTTATTTTTAGAATTCGCGGTATCTTGTGATAAAGCCCAGGAGTGAACTTCGTTTAATTTTCCGCGAAAACTATTCGTAAGAATTCCCGCCATTTTTTCCTGGACGTTTGGATTCTCCTCGTACTGCGAAAGTCTTTCAAGCAATAGATCAGACCCGCCGTCCTGGATCGCTTTAATCGCACCTTTAGGATTATTCACAAATTCTTGTTTTTTAGAATCTACTAAATCCCACATTTCAGTTTCAATAGCGGTAGAATCTTGGTACGCTGTAATTGTATCGTTAATGTTTTGTAGTTTTACTTGTTGTGCGTCTACGGCCGCTTGTTTTTGTGCGGCTAATTGTAGCGACCCTTGCGCCATTTCACCGGCATTATTCGCCACGTTCCCCGCCATAGCCGCGCCGGATAGATTCGCTTCCGGAACTCCTACAAGCGATGACGCTAATCTTTGTTGTGTGTATATGTTTACTCTTGCCATTTTTTACCTCATATTAAGCGAATGTCGCACCGTAAGAACTTGTACTAAAATCACCGACCCCGACCGCACGGACCGAAGTGTCTACGGTCGATTTTTTATTAAATAAACCGAACTTACTTCCGGCCATGAACATCGACCCCATAGACGTTAAAGCGTCGGAGGTTCCGCCGAATAACGACGCCCGTCCGCTACTAAACGCCGAAGACGCGTTAGCTTGATAAAGTTGGGATTGTGCTATACCCTGGTTTCTAATAGCGTCTACTTCCTGTTTTCCTAACGCTATAGTTTCATGTAAAACTTCAAGCGGAGAACCGGCATTAGTAACGACGCCATTTTTAGCGAACGACATTACTTGACTCGCCGCGAACTTGTCTACTTCTCGTTGTTTTTGTACCGCCGCTAATTCGCTTTCCTGGCGCGCTATTTGCGATTGACGCATATACGCTATACCCTGTTCACTCATAGCCGAATTAGTTTGAATACCTTTAACTATTGACGCTCCCGCTGATAAAGCGGTAAAAGCTACTAACGCTCCTGTTGCCATTAATTCACCCTCGCCCACATATTGAAGTTGTTTCCTAGAGAATCATATTTTTTTAAATGCCCCTCTTTTTCGAACCTCAAAAATTTTAACCAATTATTATGTAAATCGTCATCCAACGCCATTATTTGTATCCGATGATAACTTTTAAAAATTTCTTGATTTATTGTCCTTTTGATACAGCGCGCGAATGGTATAGGATACTCACTAAGATATTTTGAAGGTAAAACAAAGAGTTCACAAACTCCCGGCCATAATTCAAAATACCCTAAAATACCTAAAATACGACCGTCGTAAACCATAGTCCCCGCCGAACGTCTTTCCTCAAAAACTTTTAAACCGGTTTCAAGATTAGACAGATTAAAAACCGTAGAAGTCTCATAATCTCTTACGTCCATACATTCTACATGTTGCGTTTTAAAAGGTATAATTTTTACTTTATTCATCGACTGTCTCCATAAATACATCTATAGCTTGAATAGTACACGGTAAAGGGCTATCCTGTACTACGTATACGTGTTTGCGTCTAGCGGTTTTATCCTCTAGGCGTTGTTCTTTTCCGCCGCTAAAAAGCGGGCTAGGTCTGTTAGTATAATTGCTTGAACTTCTAAAATCTAATTTTGTAAGTTTATATAAACTCGTACCGTACTTTGCCCCTAAAGAATTTAAAAATTCGAATACAACTTTATAAACATTTCGCGGTTTATTTTGTGCGCTTCCGGATACACCCCCGGCGTTGAGATTCATAGTTTTTATTAATCCCCTGTATCTCAATCCGACGTGAGTAACATCTGCTTGAGCGCTCAATTTTATTTTCCCGTTAGTAACGGTCATATTATTGTGTACCGCCCCGTCTGTTAAGATTCCAACCTCTAACCCTTCTAAATGATCTAATCCGCTTATGTCATCCGTGGTAAGAGTCCACACACCGGGCTTTAATGTAGCAATATCAAAATCCTTTAGAATTTTACAAACAACGTTTTTAGCGTCGATAAATTCGACTATAGACGCCCTTCCGCTTCCTATTCCGCGTTCGTGAATTCTCCAAATCTGCCGATCTAAATCGCCGGCTTTAAAAATATCTACGTTACTTGTAAACGTTGCTATCCCGTTTGTTATAGCCCCTACCGTGATTGTAACGTTTTTATCTGTACCCAAAAGAGAACCGTCATAGATCATTGCACAATCTAAATGGAGTTCTAGTTTTTGGCGTTCAAACATATCGTTTTCGTATGTTTCTTGATCCGCTGTTTGCGATTCTTCACTCGTGAAAAAATCTTCGGGAGTTAAAAACTCTTGGAAGTCTGCGAAATATTCGACATAGCGTTTAGTTTTTCCGTTAATTTTTCTTTCATTTATTAGCCATACTTGGTCAAACAATCCGTCTCTTGGCATTACGCCCGCGCTAAGTGCTTTACCGTTACCGCCGGCGGGGTGTCTTTGCCATCCCGCTACGTCCTCTGTTTCGTGATAAGTTAATCCGAGAAGTGTACCATCTTTTCTCACACCCCATATTACGTCGGGTCTTCCTTGTTGGAAAACAATTTCGCGGACTCCACCGCTCGTAATCATATCCGATACTAAGTTTTTGTCGACCGGTTTATATGCGTCATAAACTAAATCATATTCTAAGCAACGGAGAACCAGGCCGCCGCGTTGAAGGTAAAATACTTGATTGCCTTTTGGTATAGGTCTTTTAATAGCCTCGCAACCGGTGGAATCGAGAGGACGAACTATCGCCCCCGTATCCGCACTAAACGCCGCGTCTGCCCCGTCGGAACTTACGACTCTACGGATTCCGCTATATGTGCCGGCGAGGAAATACCTATTATTTACCGCTAACCATTGTATCGCGTCAACTTTTCCCAAAGACGGCGCGAGGAATATTTTTAACGAATCATTCGCCAAAGTACCCTTAGTGAAATCATCGTATCTAGCGTTCCCAGTATCGGACGCCGGTCCCCGACTCATGATAATCATTTCGGGGTTATTATACGTTCCGCCATAAACTATACGTCCCGCACCGTCAAACGATACAGAGCCGGGATAGTCATTCACCCCGGTAAATGGATCCGCGGTTCTTACAAACGTGTTAAACGTCCAGTCCGTATGAGAGGAACGCGTTAATTTACGCGGTGCATAATCCGGGTGAACGACATACATCGTGTCCGCATTTTGCGAAAATTGAATTTTATGTAAGTAGTCCATGACTTGATCGGCAGTCATCCCCGTAATATCTGTATAAGGGGTTACAACCTCGACGATTTTATTAGCTATCCCGCCGCTTGAATACACCGCTAATCCGATGGTATTAATAGCATTGTCGTATTCATCGTATAGTTGAACGGTGTCCGTAGTCTTATTTTTTACAATAAAGGATTTTCCGTCTAAATATTCTAGCCCGGTATTTGCTACAAAAAATTCGTCGCCGTTATTATACCCATGTCCTACGATAGTAACCACAGCCGGATTAGCGTTAGTTACTCCCGTAATTACTTTATCGGTATTTACAATAATCCCGCCGTCTTTATAAAATCTAAAATAGCCGGGGGTACATTCAATTAAATACGCTTGCTTATCCGAAAATTGAAACGGAATAAAACGCCCTAAAGCGTTCCGTCTTGTTGGATTAACAAAAGTAGTCCCGGTTCTATATTTAATCGGGCCGGTAGTTTCCAATAAAAAATTTTCTAATCTCTCACAACCATTGGCGTAAACTTTAATATCGCTACGCGCTCGAACGGACGGGCCTAATTCCCCGCCGGCAAAATTCATAGTTGTTTGATTTATTAACGGCATTAAACCTCCCCGTACGTAATAGGTCCGATAGGGTTTTCTCTAGCCTGGATTCCACGTCTAGCACGTGCATACTTGCTATATTGTATTTTTCTAGGCGGTCTTTCCTGGCCGTCAATAGAAACGATTTTAGCTTCTTCCTGTCCTATTAATGTGTAGAGTCTATCGATCATTGTTTGTTTTGCGGTAAATTTATACGCCACATCAAGAGCAAGGTAATACGTAAAAAGTTTTTTAAACCCGGCGTCAAATTTGCTCACTTCGGTTATGCGTCTTATATAACGTAACTTGATATCGGCTTGCCCGCCGTTATTAAATAGCAAATAACCGTTACTAACTTCAAAGTCTACATCTACGAGTGTTTGATATTCCGCAAAACTTAAAAGCCTTACAAAATCTTTTGGCAATTTATACGCGTCTGAAAAATCAAATTCCGGGGTGTTGTTTTCGTCTCTCGGAATTCGCGTTCTATGCGTAGCAAAGTTCCACACATATTTTCTAAGGACAAAATCTAGCGCGTCATGGTAATGGCGCGAAAAGACTTTTTCGTTATCTGTTGTAGGGGTTTCGATATTTCCTACGTCCGCCACCTGTCCTAGATAATCTAGCGCTTTATTGCATATATTAACTTCTGATTTAGATAACATCAATAACCCCTTTTTAAAAATAAAGCGCGCACAGTCGGCGCGCTTTACTACAATTAATAATTAAGTCTCTTCTAACCTTGTATGAACGTCCCTACAACCGT